TTGCCCGGATGTTGGGGCTTGAACCGAAGAACACGGCGGTGCGGAGTCCGGAGAGTAACGGCATAGCAGAGAGCTTCGTGAAAACGATAAAGCGTGACTACATCAGTATCATGCCTAAACCAGACGGGTTAACGGCAGCAAAGAACCTTGCAGAGGCGTTCGAGCATTATAACGAATGGCATCCGCATAGTGCACTGGGTTATCGCTCGCCACGGGAATATCTGCGGCAGCAGGCCAGTAATGGGTTAAGTGATAACAGGTGTCTGGAAATATAGGGGCAAATCCATTTTCGCGTTTTAGTTGTTCATAAAAGTGCACAGCTTTAACCAGTTCTTCTGATGTAACCGGGACTGGCGGGGCAGTGAATAAGGCCTGAATTTCATAGTTCGGCCTGTCGTTACAATCCTCTTTTTTCGGTACATATTTCCAGTCACCAGACCACTACTTCCCCTGAAAGTCCGTAACGCCTTTTTTTTCACGTAGCGATATCGCCATGCCACTGTTTTTGCTTGCCCCGCCGTTTCATGCCCTTCCTGATAATTAACCTCGCTCATTCATCGCCCCACTCATCACAATATGCTTCGACCGGAGTTTTTCCTGCTTCATAATCATCACGCCATGCTTCAGCATCAGCAGCACTGCCACCACGTAACTCTGCATAGTCCATTAACAGTTCATGCCATTCTTCAAAACTGACGTTGTATTTAGTTGAACCAAAATCAGCCATTTTGTTCTTCCTCTTCGTCTTTTATTTCGTGATATGAGTAATTGCAGTAGTTAAAGAAAATATCTTTTGCTTCGTCATGTATTTCATCAGGCGTCGCATCATCATCCACTTCGAATTCATCCTCGAAATCTCCACCGGCTATTCCCGTTTCAATAATTATTTTAAACTTTCGCATTTAACTACCGCCCTTTCGGGCGGCCTCCTGATGTTCTGAGGGTGCAGAAATCCCTCCGGTTAAGGATTAAATTTTTAACAGAGCTAAATTTAATTATTCAGTTCTGGATTTTGTCGCCCTGCGTATCCGCGCTTTCGCGTTACGCTCAATCTGAATTAGCTTTTCTATATTTTTTCGCCTTTCCCGCTCCTCTTGACGCAAGAGCCTTACATCATCTGCCAGTCTGGTTTCTCTTTTCGCCACAGAGAGCATCCAGTCAAATGGCTCCACAACTGCACCGCAGATTTTACAGCGGACCTGACGCTCTTTTTCGTCAACCCGGACAGAGGCGTGATGACAATATGGTCTTTCCGATGGCTCATAAAGAAAATTAACCTGATTACGAGGGTCATCCTCTTTTACCGGAAATAAAACGATATTGCTTAACTCATCCTCTGGTTTTATTTCCATGCTCCTCTCCTTTGATGCGAATGCCAGCGGTAATTGAAGCCTGATAGCTAATTTCACTCACAGTACCGCCTCCTGAAAATTACCCTGATAGAAAGCCAGTACACGCTGCATAGCTTCACTCTTCCGGCACTCGCGACAGATTATGTTTAGGCGACTGTCGTAGCGACGTATTTCTCCGTCAGGTGATGACCAGATAAGGTCCGGATCAACCACAGCAGGTTTCTTCACCTTTGCCCTCGAGAGTTTTTTGCGGGCGTTTTGCCAGTCCTTACGCGCCTGTTCAGAGGGGAATAACCCGTAGCCGGAGTTGTATACATCGCCGCTGGCAACCAGCTCTCTGGCCAGAACGCTCATCAGATATCTTGTTGCCCCAGTTTTAGTTTCCAGTTGTCGTAACGTCTCGCGCCCACTCTGGCGTACGAGTTCAACAACCTGCCCTTTAATTTTTTCCCGCTCTTCTTGTGTAAAAACTTTTGCCACAAGCCCTCCTGAAAATTACCTCATGACCAGAAATTAACACTTACCCCCTGAAGCCCGGCGGAATTTCAGTGTCCGGTTCAGAAATGTGATTCACGCAACGCTGCGCAGGCGAACGCCCCAGGCGGATAACCAGTTCATCCCATTTTTCCCGGAGTTTTGCCGGACTCATGATGTTTTTTACCCAGAACGAATCCCGCTGGAGACGCCCAAACATTTCACAAATTTGTCTGTGAGTTCTGCCATCCAGCATCCGCATTGTGCGAACGTCATTGGCCCATGCTGTCCAGTTGGGTTCTTTCGGTCTAGTGATCTCGCCATCATAGCTGGCCGCCTGCTCGTAAAGACTCACGATTCGTCCCCAGATCCACTGTGCGCACACCAAATCTTCCTGACTTCCCCACTGGCGTTTTTTCGCACTGAACACAACCGCGTCAGGGTGTCGGGTTAAAAAATCCTGTTCAGCCGTCTGCGGGTCCGGTTGCGAAGCGTCCGGACAAGAAGATCTTTTATCTGACGGATCAGGTTTTAATACTGACGGATCGGGGTCAATCATCGCCCCCCTAATCGGCAGTTTTTTATCAACAGTTGATCCATCAAAATTTGACGGGTCAACCGTTGAGGGGTCAATATTTGACGGGTCAACTGTTAACGGGTCATTTTTTGCCGGGCTAATTTTTCTTTTCGGTTTATATGACTCACGCGCCGCCGCCGCAGCTGCTTCGAGTTTTTCCACATTAAGTCGATAGATATTGCTTACATTACGCCCACCGACCTTACGCTCTTCCTTCGTCAGCCAGCCCTCTTTCGCCAGTTCTGCAATAGCCGATTTCACTGTGGATTCACTTCTTGCACCGATCTGACGCCGGATAGTTTCAATGGCAGGCCATGACACGCCCTCGTCATTGCTGTAGTCTGCAAGACGGGCCATAACCGCCACCCTGGATAAGATCATGCCGGTGAAGGCGCACCCTTCCCAGACAAGACCATGAAGCTTGCTGCTCATAAAACCCCCGAACACCGTGCTTTTAGTGCATCACCACAGCATTCCCTGCCGGGCCGCCGCGATTCATCTGGTCATACAAAACAACCGCTGACGCAACAAAATCGTCGACATCCTTCACCAGCCGATCCCGCCGTTCGACAATCTCCCGGTAATACTCAGAGCTGTGACTGCGCATACGGGCCACCAGCAGAGGCGGCATTGCCTTTTCGATCGCCGGTAACAGAGCCTGAATTTTTTCAACAGCATCAGGGGTGTCTTTATCCAGCCAACGGAAAATTTTCTGTGTATTACGGGCCAGGGCTTCCGGATGGCTGTCGTCGTACAGTTCAGGGAACGTCATCCCCAGTTCGAAATAAGTCCGGGCTATTTCAGCTGCAGGAACTTTCTCACCATCAGGGTATGCCCAAGCATTCATCGCCATGCGGATGTGCTCATGTTTGATTTTCATGAATCATTTGCCTCTTGATGCTTCGGGTATGATCGTTTTCGTCATTTGGTTGCTTCATCGACATATTCTGCGAATAACATGACGAGCGTCGTAAGTATGTCCAATCAACATCAGGACGAAGTTCTTCACACAGGACACCACCTTTTGTTGCTCGTTCAATCGCAGGACATCTCTCAGCAGGCAACTGACGTACACCTTTGATCCATTGATTTACGCTTGGAGGAGATACACCTAAAAGCCTAGCCATTGCTGATTGCCCACCGACAACAGCACAAGCTCGTTTGAATGAATAGTTATCTTTTTTCATCGAATGAACTCCAAAAAACACGCAACAATATTAGGCTTAGCCTAATGCAATTGTCAATAGGCTATGCCTAATACATCGAGAGTAGGGATTGCCTAACGCGATGCGCATAGGAGACTATTAAGCAATGCTTAGTGGTAAAGACTTAGGCCGAGCGATTGAGCAGGCCATTAACAAAAAAATTGCATCAGGAGCCGTCAAATCAAAGGCGGAAATCGCACGTCATTTCAAAGTCCAACCACCATCAATCCATGACTGGATTAAGAAAGGTTCGATAAGTAAAGACAAACTTCCAGAACTATGGCGTTTCTTTTCTGATGTGGTTGGTCCAGAGCATTGGGGGCTTAACGAATACCCCATACCAACCCCATCCACTTCAGATACAAAAAGTGAACTTTTAGACATAAACAGCCTTTATCAAGCCGCCTCTGATGAAAAAAGAGCAATTGTGGCTTTCCTCTTATCTGGAAATGCTACGGAGCCTAGTTGGGTTGATCATGACGTTCGCGCCTACATTGCCGCAATGGAAATGAAGGTAGCTAACTATCTGAAAAATCAAGAATCAAAACGGAAAAGCCAGAACATCACCAAGACAGGAACTTAAACTTATATGGTCCGACGGGAAATTCCTAGTTCCCGTTAGTTAACTCCTACTACCTCTCCCACAAACCATCACCTATTAGGTCGCGCCCAAATTATTAGGCATAGCCTATTGACAAGTAATTAGGCATTTCCTATAGTTTTCCCATACCAACCCATCCCGTCCCACACAATACAGGGCAATACCTCGAGTTACCAGGCAGTGGTCAGGGGTTAAGTAGCCAGCCCGATGCGTAAGAACATGACGGCAGGGTTCAACTTTAATAACTATGCAGCAGGTTTTTGTTCCGCTACCCCGGCGTTAAGGGGAAATGAGGTCAGCATGGATACTATCGATCTTGGCAACAGCGAATCTCTGGTATGTGGCGTGTTCCCCAACCAGGACGGTACGTTTACCGCGATGACGTATACCAGAAGCAAAACGTTTAAAACTGAAGCTGGCGCGCGTCGCTGGTTAACCAGAAACACTGACTGATGAGGTTGACGATGGAATTTAAAGATTTACCAGTACCATTCCAGGAAATGGCATCGAATGTGGTTCGCTCTCAACTGGCGACTCTTGACCTGAGTACCGTAGAAAAAGAAACCATCGACAATATATCCGGTAACGTACGCCGAGCCTTTATCGGGCTGTACGAAGAGAAGCAGCTCTCTGATAACCAGGATTTACATGAAAAATACTTTCTGGAATTAATGGACATCATTAATAAAGGATTTGGCTTGTTAATGAAAAAGAAAGGGATTCGAATAGCTCCCCTTGAAAATCATTTTACAGCAAGCAGTATTAATTCCTGTGATTTAAAGCATCACACATCCGATGGGAAAGTTGAATCAAACAACAAAATATCAATTAATCATTAATTTATTCACAGGTGAGGTGGAGTGCGTGCGCCGGACACGGGTGAGCATCCGGCACTGACAGTTTACTGAAAGGATATTTCCCTGAAAAGTCAGACCATAACGCGAAAGCGCACAGCGAGGTAGCTGGTTCATAGATAGCCTGTCGTTAAATTTTCGTCGACCGTGCGCTTCCGGTTGTGGCAATCCGCGAAATGGCGCGGCGGTAAGTATGGCGGGGTTATTCCTTCCCCCATTGAGGACACCGGGTTGTCAGGTTGACCATACGCTTAAGTGACAACCCCGCTGCAACGCCCTCTGTTATCAATTTTCTGGTGACGTTTGGCGGTATCAGTTTTACTCCGTGACTGCTCTGCCGCCCTTTTTAAAGTGAATTTTGTGATGTGGTGAATGCGGCTGAGCGCACGCGGAACAGTTAAAACCAAAAACAGTGTTATGGGTGGATTCTCTGTATCCGGCGTTAATTGTTAACTGGTTAACGTCACCTGGAGGCACCAGGCACCGCATCACAAAATTCATTGTTGAGGACGCGATAATGGAAACGTTATTACCAAACGTTAATACGTCTGAAGGTTGTTTTGAAATTGGTGTCACTATCAGTAACCCTGTATTTACTGAAGATGCCATTAACAAGAGAAAACACGAACGGGAGCTATTAAATAAAATATGCATTCTTTCAATGCTGGCCCGTTTACGTCCGATACAAAAAGGATGCTGGCAATGAATACAGCATTTGCACTTGTTCTGACAGTTTTTCTTGTTTCCGGAGAGCCAGTTGATATTGCAGTCAGTGTTCACAGGACAATGCAGGAGTGTGTGACTGCAGCAACCGAACAGAAAATTCCCGGTAACTGTTACCCGGTCGATAAAGTTATTCACCAGGATAATAACGAAATCCCGGCAGGTCTTTAAAACAGTT